ATAAAATGGCTAGGTACATTGAAGGCGACTTGACACAGTATCCGTGGTGTCCACCGCATCTTCCAGAACTTGCTCGTTACATTGAACGCATAAACGATGACGGTACAGTTTCGTCTATTCCTAATGACCCAGCAAATTCTGATTTTGTTGCGTATGAGTTGTGGCTTGCAGAAGGCAATACTCCTGAGCCGTATCAAGAACGATTTGTGAGTGAGGCATAATGGGTATTTCACAGCAAATAGGTGCATCATCGCTAATTAAGGCTGGTGTTATTGACAACACCGCCAACCGTCCTGCATCGCCGTACGAGGGTCAAGTTATATACCAAAAAGATACCGATGCTGTGTTGGTTTGGAACGGCACTGCTTGGTATCCAAACTGGAACATGCCTTGGGGAATTGTTGATGCAACTGCTGGTGGTACATCTGGGCGTGGATGGGTTTCGTCTACAACAAACTTCAACACACCAACTTCTGCAACTGACATAACTGGTATTACGGTGACATTCACTCCAGTATCGGGTCGTTTATATAGGGCAGAATTTTCAACTAATCTCGCCAACCAAGGGACAGCACAAACCTTTACGGCTCAAATAACAAACGGTTCTAATACAGTGTTGAATAGTCGTGATGTTTATGTACCCGCAAGTGTAAACTCTAATGTTTCTGTTTATGTAATTCTTTCAGGTTTAAGTGGTTCAACAACAATTAAAGTGCGTGGATATTCATCTGCACTTGCAAACGGTTACTTTTATCCAGCAAGTGCAAATCCAATGCAGTTGGTAATAATAGATATAGGACCTGCATAATGGCTATTAGCAACAACGCAACAGGTATCCGTACAGGTGTATGCACATCCACGACACGCCCTACAGCCCCGTACGAAGGTCAGATGATATACGAAACCGACACAGACAAAACATTGTTTTGGAACGGTTCGGCATGGGTGAATGTGAACTCTGTTTCACCTGATTTTACGGGTACACCTACAGCACCTAACGCTGCTGCTGGTACCAACACAACCCAGATTGCAACAACAGCGTTTGTTAGAAGTCTTATTCAATTTCAAGGTGGGTCGGTTGGTGCAGGACCAAGTGGAACGACTGTAACTTTTGCATCAGGTAGGTTCACAAATTCACCTACCGTGACTTTGGGACCTAGTTATGAACAAGCAAGTGGTGCTAACCCATCAGGTTTTGCTTTTATTCCGTATGGTGGCGGTGCATCAACAACAGGTGTAATTATTAAGTGTTCTTCCGCAATGACAATCGTTGTTTATTGGGCTGCTATAGCGACAAACTTTTAAGGAAATTATGGAACAAATGCAATTCGCCTCAGTAACACTTACTTGCAAAACTGAAGGATGTTTTAACCAAAACATAGACATAGAAAGCAAAGTTGTCTATCCAAGTGGTAATGCTTTTTGTGGTCCATGCGGTAAAGAAATCATCTTCACAATGCCTGATTCTCCATCAGAATAAACCCAACATAGGGAAACCACACCCCCCTTTGGACATAAAAGAATATTATGGATTTACAATCATTAATACATGAAAAAGAATGGCGTAAATGCCGAGGCGCAGACGACGCCACACTAGAAGAACAACTAGAAGCATTTGTTTACTTCTGTGAAAACTACTGGCATATTAAACACCCCGAACGAGGTCGTATAAAGTTTGAAATGCGTGAAGCACAAATAGAAACAATGCGTGTCTGGATGTCCGAACGCTACAGCATTGTACTAAAGGCACGCCAGATTGGTTTCTCCACTCTGGCTGCCGCATACGCTTTCTGGCTTGTGTTCTTTCGCCCTGACCGTTTCGTAGTTATGCTAAGCCGTACCGAACGAGAGTCAGTTAAACTACTGGCTAAATCTAAATATGGTTTTAGGTTTATGCCTCAGTGGATGAAGGAACGGGGACCTAAGCAAACGACTGACCATCAGCAGAAAATGATGTTTGATAATGAGTCTGCTATTGAATCTTTACCTAGTGGTTCTGACCCTGCCCGTGGTGAGTCGGTGTATTTGGTTATTGTGGATGAGTGGGCTTTCTTGCCTAACCCTGAGGAGGCGTGGGCTTCTATTGAACCTATTGCCGATGTCGGCGGGCGTGTGATTGGTTTGTCCACCGCAAATGGGTCTGGTAATTTCTTTCACCAAATGTGGGTTGGTTCCCAAACGGGCACCAACCAATTTGAAGGAATATTTTTCCCTTGGTCTGCTGGTGACCGTGACGAGGACTGGTACACAGTTAAGGCACGAAATATGCAGCCTTGGCAGTTACATCAAGAATATCCCCGTAGCCCTGAGGAGGCTTTTGTCAAATCAGGTAACCCTGTATTTGACATTGACATGCTGGACAGTTTTGAAACCCTTGAACCTATGGTTGGGTTTCTTCATGCATACGCAGACAAAAAATACGAGTTTGACGAGGGCGAAGATGGTCCTCTTAGTGTTTGGGCTTTCCCTGCTGTTGATAGTGTTTATGTGATTGGGGCTGATGTGGCGGAAGGTTTCAGTTATGGTGACTTCAGTTCTGCCCATGTGGTGGATGCCACCACTGGGGAAGTTGTTGCTCATTGGCATGGACATTGTGAACCTGATGTGTTCGGTGACATACTTGCCGACTTGGGTTGGTGGTATAACCAGTGCCTTGTGGCTGTTGAGTCCAACAACCACGGCTTAACCACTATCAAGGCTGCTCAGCGGGCTGGATACCGTAACCTCTTTAGGCAGCGTAAAATTACCCAGCGTAATCCTCAGGCTACTGAAACTTTGGGGTGGAAAACGACTACTGTTACTAAACCGTTATCTATTGACGAGTTGTCCGCTGCAATTCGTAACGAGGAGTTAATTATTTATTGTCAAAGGACTATTGCGGAGTTGCGTACTTATGTGCGCAAGGACAACGGTAGGACTGCTGGCTCTCCTCATGATGACCGTACTATGTCTTTGGCTATTACTAATCAGATGTTGAAGTATGTTTGGCTTCCTGAGTTCCGTGGGGATGTGGTTGTACCTAAAAACAGTCTCATGTGGTGGGAACAGCATATGTTTAGTGAACAAAATGAGGGTAAAGTACCGATTGGGGCACATAATATTCGTGCCAGTCTTAAAGTTCCTCTTTAAGGAACAAGATTGCTATTATTATGGAAGTAACGAACTTTAAATGCGTGAATTGTGGCTGTTCGGTGGAAGAAACTGTTCAAAAGCGTGGTTATGTGTGCTTTAAATGCCATGTTAAGGGCATTCGCCTTGGTTTTACTCACGGCAAAGAGGCTTTTAGTGGTCCTACGATTGGTGAGATTCAGCGTAAAACAGAATCTGATGCTAAAGCCAAGGGTTTGAACATTGAACCTGTCGGAAGTCGTTGGATTTAGGTGGAGGCGTGGCTTGTACCCATTATTGTCGCCATTATTGGTGGACCTATAATGGTTGTTATGCAGAAGTTGCGTAACGAGAACACAAGCCAGCATGCTGAGGGGCGGGAACTGCTTAATCGGGTTCTTTATAAGGTTGATGAAGTTGGAACTAAGATTGACACTCATATTGGGTGGCATGATGGAAAAGAGAAATAATGCCAAAGGTTGGAAATAAAACATTCCCTTATACTTCTAAGGGTATTGATGATGCTAAGAAGGAAAAGAAGCGTATTTCTTCTGGTGGGACAGCACTAAAGCGTAAACCTAAGATGATAGGTGAAAAGTGGATTGAACCACCATCTGTTAAAAAGGTCAGCCCATATGCAATGCCTAGAAAACCACGGGACCCGAATCGTGTTGGTCCAGTAAAAATGCCGACAGTTCCTAGAAAGCGTCCTGACGATATGGCAACAATCAAGCCAGCCAAGCGCCGCCCAGTTAAAACTTCACCAATGAAAGTTCCAAAACCCGCAACACGCCGTGCAGTTAGAACTTCGCCAATGAAAAGAGAAAAATAAATGAAACTTAGCAAAGAAAACAAATGTGCACTGGCATCATATGCCCGTTCCGCAACAGCAACCGTGCTAACGGTTGTTATCGCTGGTGAAACATCCCCCAAGGCTTTGTGGGCTGCTGTAGTGGCTGCCTTTCTGCCTCCTGTTGTTCGCTGGCTTAACCCAAGCGACGCTGCTTTCGGAAGGAGCAAATAATGCCTGCTAAAAAGAAACCCGCCATCACTGGTTTACATTCACAAGGCATCGTGGATGACATTATAAAAATTGGTGTTAAGGGTGTGCGAGCAGCAGTAAGAACCACTAATACTAATAAGAAGTATGTTAAAAGACTTCCTAAGGTTCCTGTTACTACTAAAAAAGATGCTTTTGGTATGTATGATTCAACTAAGCAGGGCTACAAAAACCAAGGTGCCCTTAGTTACAAAACCAACATTCGCCGTGCCGCAAACGACATGGGAACAAAGATTAAACCAAAACCTAAAGGAAAGTAATAATGGCTTCCAAGAAACCAGAAGGTGTTCTTGATGACATAATTAAGGCAGCCGCAAAAGCGGCTGCCAAAAAAGCCAACCCTAGAAATTCTTACACTTTGGGTAAAAAAGTAATTCATGGTTCTCCAGTTAAAAATCTTAAGAAAATTAACCCAACAAAAGGTTCTAAAGATTTACCAAACGAAACTGTTACATGGTCTTTTAATCCAAAATCAAAAGGTTCTATTTTTAGTGTAGAATCAGCAAAACAATATGCTGGAGAAAAAGGTTCTCTTTACATTGGTAAAGTTCCTCGTTCTTCTTTAAAAAAAGTTGACCCAGCCACTAAAACTCTTTCTAAGGCTAAAAGAAAAGAACCTATTCTTGTTTCCAACAAAGCAATTAAAGTTAAAAAAGAAATCAAACTTGATGGTAAAAATACTAATCAAGTAGTAAAAGAAGTAAATAAAAATTTAAAAAAATCTGGTGGAAAAGGTCTGCAAGGAAAGAAATATTCTAAACAGCCTAAAACCAGAAGTACAGATTTTTAGAGGTAAATTATGGCTCGTAAACCACAGTCCGAACAACTATCAACATACCGAGAACATCTTAACGCCTCCAAAAAATGGCGCAAAGATGAAGGGTACGACGCTACATGGAAGCGTCTAATTGATATTTACAAGGGTAAACACTATGACCATTATAGTGACGAGGACAGAATGTTGATTAACATTTCGTTCTCCACTATTAATGTTATTGCTCCTGCTGTGGCTATTAACTACCCCAAGATTACTGTCAACGCAACCAAGCCCGACAACGCACCTAATGCTGTTGTCGCTGAGGCTGTTGTTAACTACTGGTGGAGATACCGCAGTATCCGTGAGGAGTTCCGCCGTTCAGTTAAAGACCTACTTATTTGTGGGCATGGCTGGATTAAAACTGGTTACCGTTTTGTTGAGGAGGCTTCAATTGGTGAAGATACTGAAAGTGATTACAATGACAATGTTGCTGGTGGTGAATCTACTAGTAATTCTGTCATAACAGTTGACTCCCCGTTCGCAGAACGGGTGTCAGTGTTTGATGTGTTTATTGACTCTGATGCCACAAGCATGCATGACGCTAAGTGGATTGCGCAGCGTATTCGTCGTCCTCTTGCTGAGGTAAAGTCGGATAAACGGTATAATAAGACTGCTCGTGAAGAAGTTACTATTATGGCTGTTAGCCGTTATAGTGAGGACCCTAGTCAGCGTAAGGTTTATGACAAGAATTATGGTTATGCAGAAATTTGGGAATATTATGACATCCGTAATAAAACGATGTCGGTTTTTAGTGACGGTGGTGAATCGTTCCTTATTAAACCAACTAAGATGCCTTATGCTTTTGGACATCCTTTTGTTATGCTTCGCAATTATGATGTTCCTGATGTTTTTTATCCCATTGGTGACCTAGAGCAGATTGAACCATTGCAGCGTGAACTGAACGAAACCCGTTCACAGATGATGAATCATCGTAAACGGTTTGCACGCAAGTACCTCTACAAGGAATCAGCCTTTGACCAGTTTGGTCGTAGCGCCCTTGAATCTGATGAGGACAATGTTATGGTCCCTGTGGTTTCTGATGAGCCACTCGGCAATGTTGTCTCCGCATTCCCCGCTATAATTAGCCCTCCTGAGTTTTATAACCAGTCGGAAATGATTACTAACGATATTAACCGTATTACTGGTTTGCCTGAGTTTATGAACGGCGGAATCCCTGAGATTCGCCGTACTGCTACAGAAATTT